ATTGTACATGACATGGACCAGATAACTGATGAAGTTATTGCCGAAGCTAAACAAACACGTGCTGATAGAATAGCTGTGGAAACACATGCTAAAGCACTAGCCCAGTGGGAAATTACACCGGGTAAAAAAGCAAAAGACAAACCTAGGCTAATTAACCATAAGTTTGATGGTAGTGAAATACCATTGGAAGACATAGTTATTAGGTATATGACGTTTGATCATGTGCCACTAGAGCCAGGACGTAAGAATAAACCCAAAACTATAGCTGACCAACATGCAAAATGTAACTATCCGCCATTTATTCACTTGGCCTGGGTAGATGGAAGCTGGAAAGAAGTTGTGCGTAGCCACTGGAAAGGTGGACTAAGTAACGGACATTTTAGTGTATCACATGGTCGTATTACAGAAAAGTTAGCGAGTATGATGATGATGTTGTGTCAACGTTACAGTATGCGCAGTAACTGGCGTGGGTATACATATGTGGATGAGATGCGTAGTCATGCATTGGTACAACTATCACAGATTGGTTTGTACTTTGATGAGTCAAAATCGCAGAATCCATTTGCATATTACACAGCGGCTATCACAAATAGCTTTACTAGGGTGCTTAATTTAGAAAAACGTAATCAAAACTTGCGTGATGACTTGCTACAACAAGCAGGACAAACTCCTAGCTTTACACGTCAGATTGACGATGAAGCGGCACAACGCAAGGCAAGAGAGACCAAAGAGTCAGATTACCATGATAAAATGGAGCAAGAAATGAAAGATGCAGGATATAACGTATTATGAGTCAATTCTTCAATAAGGTTGCATGTTTTACAGATATACATTTTGGAAACAAAAGTAACAGTCGTCAACACAATGATGACTGTGAACGCTTTATCTACTGGTTTATTGAACAGGCTAAAGCGGCAGGTTGCGAAACATGTATATTCCTAGGCGATTGGCATCACCATCGCAGTAGCGTTAATGTTAGTACACTAAATTATACAGTACCAAACATTAAACGACTGAGCGAAGCATTTGAGAACGTGTATATGATTATGGGAAATCACGATCTATATTATAGAGAAAAGCGTGAAATACACAGTGTTCCATACGCAGATTTGCATGACAATGTACACATTATCAATGATAAAATGGTTGAAAAAGACGGTGTCAGTCTTGTACCATGGCTTGTTGAAGATGAATGGAAGAAGATGAACAAGCTCAAATCACGTTATGTGTTTGGGCATTTTGAACTACCATACTTTAAAATGAACGCAATGGTTACCATGCCAGATCATGGTGGACTAAAGGCTGATGATTTTAAAGGACCAGAATATGTTTTTAGTGGACACTTTCACAAAAGACAAGACAACGGCAATGTTCACTACTTGGGTAGTCCGTTTCCACATAACTATGCAGATGCATGGGACGACGAACGTGGCATGATGATACTCAATTGGGGAGGTGAACCAGAGTACATAAACTGGACAGATGGCCCTAAGTATAGAACGTTACCGCTAAGTAAACTGATAGATGATCCAGATCGCTATCTGAGTGAAAACACGTACTGTCGTGTGACACTTGATGTATCTATCAGTTATGAAGAGGCAAACTTTATCAAAGAGACTTTTGCAAAGCAATACAGTCTTAGAGAGATTAGTTTAATGCCCGCAAAAAAAGAAGAGCATGCTACTGATTGGAAAACAGACAACGAAATAGAGGTTGAAAATGTGGACCAAATAGTGTATAATCAACTTAAAGCTGTAGATAGCGACTTGATACACAGCAAAATTCTTATGGATATATATGCAAACCTATGATTAATATTAGAAACGTAACCATTAAAAACTTTATGAGTGTGGGAAACGTTACACAAGCCGTGCGGTTTGATGACGCTGGACTTACACTAGTACTGGGCAACAATGTTGATCTGGGAGGAGACGGTAGCCGTAACGGCACTGGCAAGACAACTATTATCAACGCATTAAGTTATGCGTTGTATGGAAATGCATTAACAAATATTCGCAAGGATAATTTGATTAACAAAACTAACAACAAAGGCATGTTGGTTACAGTAGACTTTGAGGTAGATGGCATTGAGTACCGTATTGAACGTGGACGCAAGCCTAATATATTCAAGTTTGTTGTTAACAACCATGATTTTCATGATGACGCTACAGATGAAATTCAGGGCGAAGGACGTCTTTCACAACAAGAAATAGAAAAGTTGTTGGGTATGAGCCACACAATGTTTAAACACATTATGGCACTAAACACATACACTGAACCTTTCTTAAGTATGCGAGCTAACGATCAACGTGATATTATCGAGCAACTGCTGGGTATTACACTGTTGAGTGAAAAAGCAACTGTGCTTAAAGATCAAATGAAAGAAACGAAAGACTCCATCAAAGAAGAAGAATATCGCATAAAGGGCATGGAAGAAGCAAACACTGCTATTGCAAAAAGTATCAAAGACTTGGAGCGTAGAAGACGTGTTTGGGAAGATAAAAAGGTCAGCGATATAACTGCTTTTGGGGAAGCGATTGCCGAACTAGAGCATCTTGACATTGATACAGAACTTACTGCACATGCAGATTTAGTTACTTTCAATAATAAAGAAACACAAAAGTCACAGATTGAATCGTTTATACAAAACATTCAGGCTGATGATAAGAAACAAGGTAAGCTAGTCGAGAAGCTAGAAAAAGAAATTGGTCTGTTAACAGATCACAAGTGTTATGCATGTGGTCAAGATATGCATGATACAAAACAAGAAGAAATTCTCAAATCAAAACAAGAGCAGCGTCAAGAAGCATCACAACACATTCTTGAAAACAGTAAACAGTTACAAGAACATGCTTCAACACTAGACAGTTTAGGTGAAACCGGCACTGCACCTAGTACATTTTATGCTGATATTGCTGATGCACATGATCATCGCAATAAAGTTGTACAACTACAAGGTCAACTTGATCTTAAAAAAGCTGAAAATGATCCGTATACAGATCAGATTGAAGCACTACAAACTGAAGGTATCCAGGAGGTCTCTTGGGATAGCATTAATCAACTTAATGTACTGAGAGACCACCAGGACTTCCTAATGAAACTGTTGACGAACAAGGATAGTTTTATCCGCAAACGTATTATTGAACAAAACTTATCATACTTAAACACACGACTTGGCTATTACTTAACTAAACTCGGGCTCCCACATGAAGTACAATTCCAACCAGACTTAACTGTAGAAATTACAGAGCTTGGTCGAGAACTGGACTTCGACAACTTATCTAGAGGCGAACGCAACAGGCTAATACTTGGCTTATCTTGGGCATTTAGAGATGTATTTGAAAGCATGAATACTCCTATAAACTTTATGGCAATTGACGAACTAGTAGACTCAGGCATGGACAGCAATGGTGTGGAAGCATCATTAGGCGTACTAAAGAAGATAGTGCGTGAACGAAACAAAAACGTATTTTTAATCAGTCACAGAGATGAACTTGTAGGGCGAGTAAGTTGCACACTACAAGTACTGAAAGAGAATGGGTTTACAACATTTAATGCGGATACCGATTATGTCGAAGAATAAAGATGAAGATTTAGAAGATATAGTATTGACAGACTTGGATACAGGTGTTACACTTAACATACCATCATCCAAAGTTGTAACACACGACAGTTATAGTCACATGAATAATGATATTAGCGGTATTACTATTGATACCAGCTCTTTAACGAGTGATTATATAAGTACATTAACTAACACTGGTGTGTTCAGCGAAGATGAGTTCAGTGCTATATATGAACGGCCTTCCGATAAAGTTATCAGGAAGCGTTATACAGGACATAAAAAGGTACAGGATATCAGCGAAGTTGGTATACACACATTGGAAAAAATGAGTAAACGTGGTAAGTAGTGATTGGAAATATAATGGATCAGTAGTAAATGAACTTCCTGAAACATGTGTAGGCTTTGTCTACATTATTACTAACACCACAAATGGTAAAAAATATATCGGCAAAAAACTGGCAAAATTTAAAGTAACTAAAAAACCACTCAAAGGCAGAAAAAATAAGAGACGCAGTACTAAAGAAAGTGACTGGCGTACTTATTGGGGCTCAAGCGACAAACTTAATGAAGATGTCGCAATACTAGGCGAAGACAAATTCACACGTGAAATAATTTATTATTGCGAAAGCAAAGGCGAACTTAGCTATTTGGAAGCAAAAGAACAGTTCGATCGAAGTGTGCTTGAAACAGACGAATATTACAATGGCATCATCAACGTACGAGTTGGTGGTAGTAATATATTAAGACAGCGTCTACTAGAGCACCGCAAAAATTCAGGCTAACATCAACTTAAATCATTATAGCAACTTTGTTTGGTCGGGGAAGCTCGACTCACCAAGAATCTGCCAGCGTGAGCTGATGTCGATGGTGTGGTGTGTTGCAGTCTATGCGTTGGTTTGACAAACCAAAATGAGTGAGCTCTCCTGACTATTGGAACTCACGGGTAGTAGATTGGTCGCTACATCTGGCCATCTATGTTCCTGCGTTGTAAGCAGATTGTAAAAGGGTACCGCACAACCGCCCTTACCTTACGTTTAAAAGGTTTTTCGAGATGTAGTGTGGCAGTATTGACTGGTAAAGTTTTTCAGATGCACTTGGCCTTAATCAGGCTAAGTGTGACTGACATCATGGTAAAGCTAAAGATAATAACTTCTAAATATTAAAAAATGATTTATGAATGAAATGAATAAATCCGTTGTCGTAGACAACGTAAACAAGATGATTATAACATATTTGCTTCTTGTATTCCTTTATCCTGTTTGATCTTCTTGGATATGATTTTCGATAATCTATTAACGTTAGCCAAAGGCATTTGTAAGAGATCGTTATAACTGAGACCTCCGTTGCTGTAAACAGCTAATTCTAATAGATTCTGTTCTAAATTTTCTTGTTGGACAATCAGATCCTTTGTAAAGGCGTTCAGCTCATCTGCTGACATTCTAATTGCCCTTATGTGAAAAAATTTATAGGATCCAACTCCAGTTTAGTTTTATATTCGTGTTGACATTCAGTGCATGTTAAATTTATGTTTGTATCAATACGTGGATCGCTTAACTTACGAATACGTGAAATAACCTTTTCATAAGTTTTACTATCCATGTTTTCAACCCATTCATAAATGTGTTCATCACTATCGACTTTAACAGTTTCACTGCCATCTTGTGGAATTTCCACACTCAATATATTATCTGCACACAATTGAACACTTACAGCACTTGCTTGTAATAGTGCTTCATCAAACATTTTTGCCTTGTCGCCGTCTGTTAAATCATCGTTCAAGATCATT